GTTGTAAGACTTCGTAATGAAATTGCAAAATTAAAGCAGGAGTTAATGAGCATGGATGGCACGCAGTCTCCTGCTGTTTTCAAGGCTTTGAATACCCAACTTGCTGCATCCAACCAAAAATTGGATGAGTTGGTGACTAATGCAGCCAAAGCTGGAGCAGAGATGGAAACAGGATTCAAAAGGAAAATCTTCGATGCTTCTCAGGTAGTGAATGGATTCACAGAGAAGATTCTTGCTCAAAAAACGGTAGTTAAGGATATTGAAGCGGATGTAAAACGACTTGGGGATGCTTATCGTATAGCATTGAAAAGGAATCCGTTATCAGCAAATGGCAAGTTAGAAGAATACAATGCTGCCCGCAAAGCTCTTGATGAAGAAAAGGCGGCTTTATTTGGATTAACCCAACAACAAGCCGAAGCGCGTCTTTCCGTAAAGAAACTTCGGGATGAATACGCCCTTTACAATGATAATGCTAAGGAAATCGTAGAAAGTAACAACGGTATCGCTATTTCTTGGAAGAAAGCATTGGCGGTTATTGGTGGTGCTGGAGTATTAAAGGCATTAGGTTCTGAAATAATTCGTGTTCGTGGAGAATTTCAATCCATGCAGACCGCTATTGAGACTATGGTTGGAAAGGATATGGCAGGGCAACTGATTCCGCAAATCAAGGAGCTGGCTAAGATTTCTCCACTTACTATGTCAGATATGGTTGGAGCAGAAAAGATGATGCTTGGATTTAACATACAAGCAGAAGACACTATCAAATACTTGAAAGCCATTAGTGATATTTCTATGGGGGAATCCAGTAAGTTCAATTCGCTGACTTTGGCATTTTCACAGATGTCAGCAGCGGGTAAACTTATGGGGCAGGATTTGAATCAAATGATAAACGCTGGATTCAACCCGTTACAGATTATCTCCGAAAAGACCGGAAAATCTATCGCAACTTTGAAAGATGAAATGTCCAAAGGTGCTGTTTCCGCTGAAATGGTTCAACAGGCATTCATTGATGCAACTTCCGCAGGTGGTAAGTTCTATAATATGTCTGAGAATGCTTCAAAGACTATCAATGGTCAGTTGTCTATGATGCAGGATGCTTTGGATTCCGTGTTTAACGAATTGGGAACTAAGTCGGAAAGTGTTATCATGGACGGTATTCAAATGACAACTTCGTTGATTCAGAATTATGAAACAGTAGGTAAGGTCTTGGCTGGATTAGTGGTTACTTATGGTACATACCGGACCGCAGTGATGCTTGTTACTGCTGCCGAAAGTAAACATACTCTTGTGGAGATTGGACTTACCAATGCCCGTTTATTAGCAAGAAAGGCGCAGTTGGCTTTAAATGCTGCTATGCTTACTAATCCTTATGTAGCATTGGCTACGGTGCTTGTTGGATTAACAGCTACTATGTGGGCAATGTCTGACAGTACAACTGCTGCCGCCCGTGCTCAAAAAGAATATAACGGCATTAAAGATGCAGCATTAAAAAAAGAACAGGAACACAAGCTGAAAATCGAGGAATTATTGACGGCTGCTCGTGATGAGAGTTTGGCTACTCTTACTCGGCAAAAATCATTAGAAGAACTTCGTAAAGAATACCCTAAAATTTTCGAACAATACGATATTGAAAAGCTAAAGTTGGAGGATATCTTGAAGTTGAAGCAAAAAATAAACGAAGAAGATTCAAGGCGTTCTGTTCAAGGCAGGAGAGATGATTATAATGCTCTAAAACAAACGATTGCTAATCAACGGAGATATTTGCAGCTATTTGATAATTCCGATTTACGGAAGAATATGTCTGATTCTGATAAAGAAATATGGAAATTGTTTTCTGGTAATCAGTCATACGTACAGGTGCGTGAGCAAATGGAGAAAAACTCTGAACTTTTAAAAAAGTATCAGAAAGACATGTTGGATGATAATATTTCCGCTTACAAATCCAATCTTAAAAACTATTCTAAGGAGAAGCTTGAAGCGGAATTGAAACTTGCTCAATCGTCTGCATCCAAACGCAATGGTTTTGTTGTAAACGGGATGATGGTTAAAGGTGGGGATTTAGAAAGCGTTATTTCTTCAATTAATGGAGCATTGGCTAAAAAGAAATCCCCTACTACCTACAAGCAGGATTATGAGAAAGCAAAGAAAGACTGGGATGATGCTAAGAAGAAACTTTCTGAAATAGAAAAGGATAAATCCAAGTTTACTTCAAAGCAGTATGAAGAAGCTAAGAAACGGGCGGAAACAACTGAAAAAGCCTATAAAAATTTGGGCGGTATTACCGGAAGTTCCTTAACCAAACAAGATAATCAAACCGAGAAACTTCGTAAGCAGACTAATAAATATAATGCCCTCCTTGATAAGCAATCATTAGAACAGCAACGTTCTGCCGAAGATTTGCAGATGGAAGTTGATGAAGCCCGAATCAAAGCTATGGATGAAGGTTCTGCCAAGACTATCGCTGAAATGGAACTCAACTTTGAAAAGGAGATGCAGGCTATTGACCGACAAAAAAAAGATGCTTTGCGGAAGAAAGTTGAGGATGCTCGCGCTGCATGGGAAGCTAATCCGAAGAATAAAGGCAAGTCTTTTGATGCCACCGATATAAAGCTGTCTGATGATGAGCAAAACTATTATGATGAACTATACAAGATAGCCATTATCAGTAATGAAAAAATATATAAGGATTTGGCAGAGCACTATTTGTCTTATGCCGATGAACGTCTTGCCATTGAAAAGAAATTTAATGATGATATTTCAATATTGCAGGAAGCCCGTAAGAAAGCGGAAGCCAAAGGTGATGCCAGTGAAATAGCCAAAATAGACCGAAGCGTTGAGAAGCGTACAGAAATCAAGAATGAAGATATATTCAAACTTGATGCTGAACAATTCAAGAAAAATATGAATTGGGAACAAGTCTTTGGTAATCTTGACAAGGTTTCTACTGATACTTTGAAAAAGTTGAAAGTTAACCTTAAAGACTTTATATCATCTCAAAAGGATTTATCTCCTGAAAACCTTAAAGAACTGGTAGATGCTATCGAAAGGATTGATGATAAGGTTTCAGAACGCAATCCTTTTGAAGCTATGTCTGTTTCCTTTAAATCCCTTAAAGATGCCACTGATGCTCAACGTGAAGCGCAGGAAGCGTATAACAAAACGCTCAAAGAAGGTACAGACGAAGAAAAGAAGAATGCAAAGGCTACTCTTGAAAGCGCAAAAAACAACAAACAGAAAGCGATATCGGAAGCTACTACCGTTTTACATCATGGCGTTGATGAGATAGGTCAATATGTTGATGCCGGTAATCAAGTTATCGGTATCATGGAAACGCTTGGTACAAAAACACCTGAATGGTTGGAGGGAACAATGTCCGGGTTTGGCGAGATGTTGGATGGACTTGGAAGTATAGACCTAATGAAACCAATGTCTATTGTTACTGGTGGTTTGCAAACAATAAAAGGAGCTTTGACAAGTATCACATCATTAGGTGGGGTAATTAATTGGAGTGGAAGCAATGCAAAGGAGGTACAGGATTCCATTAATCGTCTTGCCGACCGTAACGAGACGCTACAGACTTCTATCGAATCATTAACAGATGAGATAAAGGCAAGCAAAGGAACGAAATCCGTAGCTGCGTATAGAAGTGCTTATGAATACCAGAAAGAGCAGAACTCCAATTATCTGAATATCGCCCGTGAACAGGCAGGTTACCATAATTCACATAAGAGTTGGCAATACTACATGAGATGGTCTGCCGAAGACTTGAAATGGATTCAACAGAACATAAACAAGAATTTTACCGGAACTTCTTCATTATGGGAGCTGACACCTGAAGAGATGGAAAAACTCCGTAGTAATGTTGATATATGGACAAAGATGCAGAATGCCGGGAAAGGTGGTTATGGTGAACGTGTAACCGATAAACTTGATGATTATATTGAGCAGGCCGGCAAACTGGAGGAGTTGACCGATAATCTTTATGAGGGTCTGACCGGAATGTCATTCGATTCCATGTATGACAGTTTTGTAAGCAGTCTGATGGACATGGAGAAGAGTGCTGAGGATGTTGCTGATGACATATCCAAATATTTTATGCAGGCAATGCTGTCAAATGCCATCGGTGAACAGTTTAGTGACAAACTGAGAACATGGTATGACAAATTCGGTGAAGCCATGAAAGATGATGGTACGCTTGATAATAATGAGCGTAAGGAGCTGATGGATGAGTACATGGGTTATGTGGATGAAGCCATGAAGCTTCGTGACGAGCTTGCCGCAGCAACCGGATATGATAAAATTTCGCAAGAATCAACATCGCAGTCAGCTTCATCCAAAGGCTTTCAGACAATGAGTCAAGATACCGGCGAAGAGTTGAACGGGCGGTTTACAGCATTGCAGATTGCAGGAGAAGAGATAAAGAATCAGAATATTATTCAATCTCAATCACTTAATCTACTGACAGTAAAAGCAGATGCTCTACTTTCCATAAATACGGAAACAAGGAATATCGCTGATGATACGCGAGATTTGATAGCACAATCTTATCTTGAATTGGTACAGATTTCGGAAAATACAGGAGCTATTGTAAAACCAATCATTCAAATTCAGAAAGATATGGCAGAAGTGAAAAACAATACATCTAAATTATAAACTATGTCAGATTTATTGATAAATACCCAAGACGCCTACACAACATGGGGGGTAAGAATGGGAGAGGGCTTTCTTGATGTACTTGGGGCATCATCACCCATAAAAGAATTTATAGAAAATAAGTCCCGGTTGGAACATGGAAAACGTGTGATAATCAATGACCCCAAAATAGATGAACGGGAAATAACACTTTCTTTTACAATTGAAGGAAATTCCCAATCCGACTATCAAGCAAAGAAAAAAGCTTTCTTTGAAGAATTGTATAAAGGTGTGGTTGATATTCAAGTTCCGGCTAACAGTAATGAGATTTATCATCTGATTTATCTTGGGAAAAGCGTTGCTTATGCACAGAGTTTAGACCAGACTTTCGGAAAAATTTCAGCCAAGTTTAACGAGCCGAACCCGGCAAACAGAACCTAATTCACGACATTGGATTTATTGTCGTGTATATGAGTGTCCAAAATAGGGCACTCTTTTTTTTATCTGCGAACTTTGGATGCGTTATGGTAGACATCAAAGACATATTCGGTAAGACAAGATTTTCGACCCCCATTAATGCCGGGGCTAAAGGCAGGTTTACCCTGATGAAGGAAGACTATATCATCCTTCCGTTCAGCGTTCCCGACCCGGTGTATTTCAAGCTCGGCGACTACGTGGATTTGTCGGGAGTGCTTGACGAGTCCCTGGGTGGACTGCTGTCCAAGGTCTATGAGATAGTGGATTTACAGAAACCTGCCTTCAACGCTTCTACCGGGGGATATGACTATAAGCTGCGGATGGACGCGTATTACTGGAAGTGGAAGAACAAGATTTTCAAGTACACTCCCGAACATGCCGGCCATGAAGCTTCATGGTCTCTGACCGCACCCCTTGACGTGCAGCTCGGCGTATTCCTCCGCAACCTGAAGGCACTCGGATATACATACAAGGGAAAAGAGTTTGAGTTCCGCATAGATTCCACAGTGGAGAACAAGGCCGTTGCGATGAGGTACGACAATATGAACCTTCTTGACGCTCTGTTCTCCATGGCCGATAAGGAGAAATGGGACTGTGATTGCTGGATAACGGATAACATAATCCATTTTGGGCGAAATGAATATGGTGATTCCGTCAGAATCGAGTTAGGGGTTGAAGCGTCAGCCATGACCCGCAGCGACAGCAAAGGTACTTATGCGACCAGAATCTATGCGTTCGGCTCTACCCGGAATATTCCGGCAGACTACCGTCCCGTGGACGAGCAGACGGTTGTCAACGGCGTAGTCCAGCGCAGGCTGATGCTTCCCGCGGACACGCCTTACATTGATGTGTATCCCGACATGTCCGAAGAGGAAGCGATAGAGGACATTGTCGTATTTGAAAATGTCTATCCCAGGCGTACGGGCACATTATCCGATGTGCATACCCGCACCGAAGAGGTGAAGGACGAGAACGGCACGAAAGAGACCGTCACCTACTACCGCTACAAGGATACCGGGCTGGAGTTCAAGGATGAATATCTTATCGAAGGTCAGGAACTGAGAATCCGGTTCCAGTCCGGCAAACTTAACGGCATGGAATTCGGTGTCATTTTCAATCCCGACCCCAAAGACGACATGCGCGGCGCACAGCTTTGGGAAATCGTGAGAAACGAGGATTACGGGCGTATGCTTCCCGATGATACCCTTTGTCCGGAAAACGGCGACGAGTATGTCCTTTCCGGTTTCAACATCCAGCTTGTGTCTGACAGATATACCCCCGAAGCCGAACAGGAGCTTAAGGGAAAGGCGCAGGAGTATGCCGACCGACGCAAAAGGGATGACGGTACATATAACACGACCCTTGATTCCGAATGGGTGTATAACGACCGGCTGAGACGCTTCTATGAGTTCGGACAGAAAGTGTTCCTTGTAAACAGGGCTTTTTTTGAGAACGGGCGCGACAGCCGCATACTCGGTTGGGAGTTTAACCTTGACAAGCCCTGGGACAGCCCTGCATACATAATCGGCGAGAGCATGCCCTATTCCCGTATCGGGGATATGGAAGACAAGATTGATTCCCTGACCTACAAGGGGCAGACATATACCGGCGGTGGAAACGGGGTCTATATAATCAGGACGAACGATACGACAGCCCCTTCCGACAGCAATGTATTCTCGGCACGCAGGTCTTTGGTCACTTTCTTAAGGAAAGACAAGTCCGATAAGACTGAATATCTTTTGAAACTCCTCGCAGGCGGTGAGTTCGGCGAGTTCGTAGACAGCTTGATTGCCGGTAAGGGTGCAGGGATATTTCCTGATGGTAGAGGACAATTTGAACGGTTGGAAGTGCGCGGTTCACTATCAGTGCTTGACCTTATTATCAATCAGATTCAAGGAATGGAGTCTGACTACTCCTTTACCGAGATTGGTAAGATAAAATCCGTGGAGGATTTGGGAGAAAATACCTACCGTCTGAAAATAGAGAAACGCACGGACTTCGACTTCATGAAGTTCCAGGAGAATGATGTCTGCTTCTCCATCATTAATACGTTACTAACGGGCGGTTCCGACTATTACACCAGTTGGATGCGTATTCTTACCACCAATGCGCAGGAGAACAGCATAACGGTCGTGCTCTATCCGGACAGCGAAGTGCCGGGCGGCACGAACTATCCGCCGTTGGCCGGCTACAACGTAACCCGCAGGGGTAACAGTACGCTGCCTGAAGCAGGCGGCTTCAACGAACGGGCGCAGTCATGGATGATTTCTTCGCGTGAGGGGCGCATCATGTTTTTGTCCAATGTCTATAAGCCAATACTGGAGGATTACAACTATGCGCTTACAATCGGAAAACTCCCTAACATCAAGGCACTCGAAAAACTGCCGGTGACAACCGAAGATGTTGGTATCGTTGCACAGACGGTCATTGCCGAGAAATTCTATCAGTTCGATTATAACGGTGATGTCGTTCCCAATAAGGTAAACCGGGGTATCTGGTCGCTGGAAACGGCCCAAAGCGGCGCTCCTTACCGCTTTGTACAGCACGAACTGGCAAAGCCTTCCGGCAGCGAATATACCTTGTTGGAACAGCATACGGTCTACCACCTTGGCTGCAAGTGGGGGTGTCTGAAGGACAAGACAACCGACGAACCGAAGTGGAACTCCCCTTCATGGGGACTCCTTGAGGGCGACAGCAGGTATTCGCTCCAGCTCTCCCTTTCAGGCGGGGAGGCATTCGTCATAGGCGGTGTGGATACGGTAATGTCCGGACGTATATATTTCGGAACTACGGATATAACGGATGATGTGATGGCGGACGGTGCCACCGAAGTGGAATGGTTCCGTGACAGCGGAAATGTTCCGGCAGATAACCTCTGGACGCCTGAGTATGTGGACGGAAACAGGCTTGCTATCCATATCGACAACGGGAACCAGCACGGGGTCGGTTCAGACTTCGGCTTTGTAAGCAGGTCCGTTGCCTTCATCTGCCGGGTATTCATTCCGGTTGAAGGGGAAATGCAGCAGATAGAACAGAGATTTGGTTTTGACATATTATAACTATGGGAATAAAGAGTAACAAACAGCAGGGGCGTATTTATGTGAGTCCCCTTTCCATCCAGGGAGAGATAATTGTACTGTCGGGCAGTCCCGTGCAGACCTATGACAAGCAGCTGCGGGAATACAGCCCCGACCGGACCCTGACACCGCTGGTCATCGTGCCGAAGGTATCGGCATTCGACGAGAAGACGGTATTCGGTGAAATGGAACTCACGGGGGTGGAGTGGTTCGAGGGTGCGCCCCGTGACAAGTCGGCCAACCGCATCGTCGAGGGTGAGTATTACAGCATTTCCGACGGTAGCGGCGGTGTGCCCAAATATGCGCTTACCATCCGGAAGAACATTCCGCCGGAGAAGCCGGTGGAGTATTTCGGCATCGCGATATTCACGGACCCGCGCACGAACCGCGAAGTCCGCTGTGAACGTAGCGTGAAGTCCTATGCGCACCTTTATGACAACAAGGCGTATTCATTGCGCCTGAAGGGTGATACCGTGATGGTGACCGACCCGCTTCGCCTGGCCGACCGTTCCGGTTATTGGGACAGGGAGATAGAACCGCAGCTCTATACGGGCACTGAACCCGTGGATGATGAACACGCCGCATACTTCTGGGACATCCTCAAAGACGGAGCATACCGCCCGGTTACGCCGGATGACCCCGGCATCGTCTGCCATGACGGGAACGGTGTATATACAAGAAAGCTGATGTATCAGGCGAAGTATGTCACCGGTGCAAGTTTCCGTTGCCGCGCCTGTGAATATGCGGGCAACAGACCGCAGGCTCCTACTGACGGGCGGCTGGAAGTGGTAATTGAGGTAAAGACGGAGATGGCAGCTTCCCTCAACTGCGAAATTATCCAGACAAAGGGTTTTACCCTTTCCGATGATATGAAGCAGCCAAGCGCCTATGAAATACGCATCTTCGACAACCGCCGCGAGTACGGTATAGAGTACGATGACCTTTTCCGTATCACATGGAAAGGCCAGAGTGCCAAGCCGGGCGAGCCGGAGAAGGTGCTGGCAACCGGCGGGCGGACGTTGGAGTTCATTCCGGCGGACAAGGGTTTCCCGGCAAAATATATCTTCCATGTGCGGGCGGAAGTGGGGCTTCTCACGGGTGAGTCCCTGATGGGCGATGAGGAAGGCGCCGTTATATCCTCGCAGGTTGACGGACAGACGGTATTCATTGCCACGGGTCCGGTATATGAATAGTAATAACTTTAAACTTTAATCAATATGTACGTAATTGTAGAAAAGGCAAAGCTCGAAGGCAAATTCTTTGGGATAATGAATACCCTTCCGGATGGTAGGGTGTACATTCCTATCAGTGAGATGCGGAATGTGGGTACTCTTCTTGACATCGACATCATCGGTTCTGCACGTGAGTTAAAGGAACTGATAGAGAAACAGCAGGAAGCGATGCAGGGTACGGAGGACATTGACCCCGGTTTCAGTGTGACACCCGGAGAGGAAGAGGAAATAGACCCCGGTTTCAGTCAGGAGCCGAATCCGGACAGCGATAGCGGGGCGTCGGAAGAGGGTGACGGCAGTGTGACCGGTCCGGAACAGCCGGCCGGGGCAAAAACTGACGGAAAAAGGAAAGGAGGCCAGCGATGAACCAGAATCAAGTGACCGCTTCACTGGCTATCGTGGCGGTGAGCAACGGAACGACCGTCAACGGGTATGTACGCGTGGATAACGGACCTCTTATCCAGGCATGGACAAAGGGTAGCGACAAGTATACGCCGGACTTTGAAGCGTTGGCGGAGGACAAACGCCCTATTGTCATTGTCGTGTTACGTGACGTGAGCAGCGGGCGCATCCTTATTCCTTCCAGGCTTGTTTTCAAGTACAACGGTACCGAACTTGCATTCGGGGAGGACGGGCTGTGTACTACGGAACAGTTTGTCGGCATGTTCAAACGCGTAACCGGATACAATGTAAGTGTGGACTCGCAGTCCTATCCCATGACGGGACTTCGCGTCATGAAGAACCTCGTGCCCATCTCCGGATATGACAATGACCGCATAACCGTTTCCGGTGAGGTTGAAATCGGCGGGCATACGGTCTCGTTCAACGAACTTGCGACTGATGTTGTCATCCAGGAATCATCCGGTAAACAGTATGAGTTATTCATTACTTCTGACAAGGGTACGCAGATAATCAATCCGTCCGAAGTGCTGACGTTGAAGGCATCGCTGTACAGTGGTGGAGACCTTATCAACGATTTGGGGAACATTACGCTCCAATGGAAGAAGCAGCTGCCATCGGGAGAGGCCAACCTCGGAACTCAGGGAACCCAGAACATTGCCGCGAATGATATTGACGGTTCGCTGGTGGTAAGCTGTGAGGCTGTGCAGAATGCGAAGGTCATAGCAAAGGGCTTCATTACCGTGTTCGACCTTAGCGACCCTATACTGGCGGCATTCAAGGTTAAGGGACTTGCTTCTGACGGGCAGATATATCCTGGAGAGACGGGAACGCTGACGCCGTATGCCTATAAACGCCAGTCCGGAGAGGAAGTGGCGGTGGCAAGCTGGGACTTCGCCACATTCGATGGCGAGAACAATCCGTTCACACTGTCGGGAAAGGACAGCAACAAGTTCCAGGGCAAGGACATCGCACTGACCTATACGGATGCGGCGCGGGCCAAGACGTTCAGAGTAATCGCAACGAACACTAATCCTATTGAGCTATGATGGTGACAGCGTTTTTGAGTGTCGTGGCGGTACGTGAGCCTGACCCGGTGGAATACGTTGACATCGAGTGCCAGCCGGCTGCCATCTCTGTGGATTGTAACAATGTGCAGCTTACACCGCTGAAGCTGAAAGCCCTGCACCGCAGCGGGGCTGATGCGGCCCTGCTGGATGTATTCTGGCGGCTGCATATCCAGTCGTCCGGCAAGGACCTCGGTACGGCGGATTCCCCCGGTGCATCGTCCGAATGGGAATACTACCTTCCGTCTGACAAGTGGGGCAATGCGGATTCTATTATCGTGGAAGCATACCGTGATAGTGCCCGCGAGACCCTTCTTGCGCAGAAACGGATAAGTATTGTGCGTCAGAACCCGTCCCCCTTCCCGGTCGATGGTGACTGGAAACCGCTGCCGTTCAAGTATAAGAACGGGGAATATTTCCTGGGTAAGGAGAAGGGGTTTGTATTCATGTGGATGAATCCTGTACCGGGAAACAGTGATAAACATCCGTTCTTTGACGTGGCCCAAAATCCGGACACTACTTCCTGGAAATCCATCCAGGAATACCCGCTACTGGGTACGCAGCTTTTGCTTGCCAGGAAGATAGATGCAGACCTCATCGACGTGGATAACCTGAAGGTGAAGCATCTGGAAGGTGCGGACGGGGATTTTACCGGAAAAATCAATGCAAAAGAAGGTTCTGTCGGGGATTTTGATATTTCCTCAGATTTGCATGCCCGAAGAGGCAATGATGACATGCTGCTTTCAGCCTCACTGATACGTTTCAGGAACCAATACGTGTCCACATTCATCGGGGCCGACACTATCCCGGCATCATCCGGCGGAGTACTTATATCTCCGATAAGAATTGAGGTGAGCCGCAGCACGGCGTCCTACTCAGCCGGTATAAACACATGCCTTCATTCGACGGTATATGGCGCTAAAAGTTATGATGATTTTGTAGAGACGGGGAATCATGTGCTGTTTGCACCTAAAGGCGATATTTGCGGTTTCCGGTTAAGGACGAGAAGAGTTGACAGTAATATAACCTTGTCCCTTATGGACAGTATCATTATGGCTGTATCCAAAGGTATTACAATGAATCTTCCGAGCGACGCCGAGGACGGGCAAATCTATTTTATAAGAAACCATTCAAACGGTGACGTCTATGTGTATGGCCGGATAAGCCCGCTGGGGTATCCTACATCTGGAACGACAAAAGTTCATATAACAGGGGGATGGCTGGCTATTTTCATATATGACAAATTTAATAATATATGGACGGGTAATAGGTTCTCGTCCGGTTGGTAAATCAAAATGAGGTTGGATATGCTTTTAAAACTCAACGACAAGCTGCTGCATTTTCTTGCATGCCTTGCCATCACCCTGACAGCGGGTGAACTCTGTGCCGTTACGGCAGGTGTAACTAAAGAAGCCGCTGACTGGATGTATAAGAAGAACTGCAAGGTCGGTTCGGGCTGGGACTGGCTGGACATACTTGCGGATGCTGCCGGCATAGCGGTCGGCAGCGTATTAAGGAGATTGGTATTCGATTATTAATGTAATAAAAAGGATTATGTTAGACACATTATTGGTTGCGCTGATTATCTCGGTAGATACCGCGCAGGTAAAGGAATTTCCGCAGAAGGCGGAAGTCGAGTTCAAGAAAAACGATTTGAAGGAGAACATCATTAAGTCAGCCTTGAATTTCCATAATAGCGGGAAAAAGGACGACAAGACCTGGAACTGGAAGATTCAGGATGTGGTGTTCAGAAAAGATTAAAATAATGTTCAATTTAAAATAAAATAATTATGGGAGTAATTAAAACGATGAAGGAAGTTGAAAGTGCACTTCCCCAGAAAAAAGAGATAAATTATATACGTGCTTTGGATAAGGACGGCAATCCGATTTTAATCAGTAAAGATGACCTCGTACAAGTCGTGGGAGAACTGATACCAGTTGTAACTCCTGAGAAGGACGGATTAAGTAATTCCAAGTTTGCAACAACAAAGATAAAATCAGAAGGCAAACGTAGCGTATTACTATACCGTTCATCATCTTCCCAATGGGCTCCTTTTGCTATCAGAGTATCATGTATATCCACAGGTGAACCATCAAGTGATTTTTGCGTTTACATTGCTGGTAATACTATGGAATTACAAGATACCACAAAAGTATATGTCAAATACCTGTATGGACAGCCCAATAGCGATACATACCTAAAAATGAAATACGAAACTGACCATAGAATATCCATATACTTGACTTCGGATAATTCATTAGGTGATAGAACTATTGTCAGAGAACTGATAGTTAGAGATTCAATGTACGATATGGCTACACAAGATGATGAAATTACCGGACTGGCAGATTGCACTATTGTGCAATAGGTTTTATCTCCTTGTATGATTCGTCTATGAAACCAATATCTTTAATTATATCGCATTGGGTACTGCAATCGTATTTAAAGTAAACAGATTGCCCTTGTACTACAGTGAATACTACGTAAACATCCCAATTCTTATAAACCACTTTTATATCGGTAAACCCGGATGGTATGGAATAAAACTCTCCGACTATTCCATCGGAAGGTACTTTGTTTGCGTAGGTTGCCAATCGAACCCCTACGTTGTAGAAATTATGGCTGCCAATGATATTGAGACTTATTCCGTTCCATTGGACTTGATGGGTATAATGGATTGCAAAAGAGTTTGTAACACGTAATTTTTTCCATAACAGTTCTCCCACATCCATAAATCGACGTGGGAGAACTAATCAACAAATACACCCCTCTAAAATCATGGGCCGAGTTGGATAATTTGAAATGGGATAATGCTCCAAAAGGGAATGTTTACACAGTATCTTGGCTGCCTGATTATGACTCGGAACAACATCCGGCTAATGTCGGTTGTGTTGAAGTTGTGAGAATGGGTGGCGGTGTTACAGCTCAGATATTATATGCAGACAATCTAAAAATGTATATTCGTACAATTTTAGGTACAGAAGAAGCGAGATGGACTGCGTGGACCCAAGTTTAAAATAGAGGCTTAGCAGAACCTTTCCTGCTAAGCCTATTACTTATTAAGAAACAACCAAATCTTTTAATGCTGAAATATCGAGCGTGTCGAGTGCTATGATGTCGGTGTTTTCATTCTCAAGACAACAGTGTTGCTTGAATAGTCTGTATCCGCCCATCTTTCCGCCTTCTGCTTCCACCAGATAAACGTGAATAGACTTATCCGGTTTCTGTTCCCATTTAAGTTGAAGGCTTTTAGGGAGATTTCCATACAAAGACTTGGCAATACATCGTCCTTCACTGTTCGATTTGTTTGAGCCATGAATAATTAAAACGGCATCTCCATCAGCGATTCCCGTTCCGGAAATCATTAATAAGAACATAAAAGTGTTCCAATCAGCAGGTAAAGAATGATGCAATTCTATATAGGTTTTGTTGCGGATATAGAGTGTAGAAGGTGCTGTCTGTTTGCTGAGTAAACCGTTTTGGGTAGCATTCGCAATCGGTATCAGTTCTCCCACATCGGTTTGTAGCTTCCCGTCCAAAAAAGTACATTTGGCTTAAAAATGGATAAAATAAAATACCGCTTAGTGTATAATCGAAAGAAGCAGCTAAACAAACAGGGAATGGCCCTTGTGCAAGCTGAAGCCTTGCTTAACCAACGAAAAGTATACTTTAAAACGAACATTTATCTGAAACCTGAACATTGGGATAAACAAACTTCTCAAGTGTGTAACCATCCTCAGGCGAATGACCTCAATTCGATGCTGTTTGAGTTTGTCCTACACCTGCAAGCGATTGAGTTATCCTTATGGAAGCGCGGCATTCCTGTAACGCTATCACTACTTAAAGATGCGATAAAGAAAGACAAGCCGGTCAATGTCACTTTCCCCGTATTTGCCAGAACCTATATTCAGGAATCCGACCGTAAAAGAAGTACCAAAGAGAACCTGATGACAACGGTAACCGTACTTCAGGAGTTCCGTCCCGGATTGGATTTCAAAGACATTACCTATACTTTTTTAAGGGATTTTGAAGTGCATTTGAAAGAGAAGGGAAATAGTGTCAATACGATAGCCAAGCATCTCCGGCAGCTTCGTACATTAGTGAATGAGGCCATTAATCAGGGGTATATTCCTTCCGATGCCTACCCCTTCCGGAAGTACAAGATAAAGCAAGAGAAAGGGCGGAAAGAGTTCCTAACCCCGGATGAGTTGAAGAGGCTGGAGAACCTTGATGTGGACAAGAAGCTCCGCCATGTACTCGATGCCTTCTTGTTCTGCTGCTATACCGGACTGCGCTTCTCAGACTTTTGCCAGCTATCTCCGGCCAACTTTATCAAGGTAAACGGTAAGCGTTGGTTACACTTCACGTCCATTAAGACAGGAGTAGAACTTCGGCTTCCGCTACATCTTTTGTTTGAGGGTAAGGCATTGGCTGTATTGGAACGTTACGATATAGTAACTGATTTTGCTAAAATCGGACCCAATTCAGAGGCCAATAAGTATCTTGCCCAATTAGCTACCCTTGCCAGGATACGGAAGCACATAACCTACCATACAGCCCGTCATACTTGTGCGACCCTGCTTGTGCATCAAGGCGTTCCGATTACCACCGTTCAGAAGCTGTTAGGTCATACTTCCGTCAGAACTACGGAGGTGTATTCAGAGGTTCTTTCTAATACGATTATTCGGGATTTGAAGGCTGTAAAAAAGGAAGAAAAAAACACCTGATTTTAGACGCCCGGTAGAATGTGGGTAGATTTTATAGGTTCTACTGATATTCTACTGCCATAGTTTGGCAACCCTTTCCTGGTAAGATATTCCCTACTCATAAATTTCTTGTTTACTTTCGCTGAAAAGTGATTGTAAATGAGTATATTTGTCATGTTTTATTGGTTAACGCCCATGAACGTGTCTTTAACAGGATGCGTTCGTGGGCTTTTTTTGTTTAATTAAAAAAGTTCGTAGATGAAAAAGAAACTGATTGTTTTGGCTGTTGTGGTGGCCGTGATTGTAGGTCTGCTGGCTTATTACCAGTATGTACCGTTTTGGGCAAGCATTGTGAGTACCGGTGCGTTTATTGCCGGCATTCTTCTCGGTTGGAATGCCAAGGGGTGGAGTGATGAACATGTAACGGGGATGAAGGTATGATGGAGGAACTGAATGAACTGTTCAACATCACCGGCGGGATAGTTACTACTATCCTGCTTCCTCTTTTCGGTGTGTTCATGTTCTATGATTCAAAGAAGCGCAAGGCGGCCGCGGAAGCGAGAAAGGCGGAAGCTGATAATATCACCTCGTATGCTGCTGAATGGAAGGAACTGTACGAGAAAAAGGAACACAGGGTAGTGGAACTTGATTCCAAGATAGACCAGCTTTATGCCGAGAAGAATGAAGACCGCCAGCGTATCCGCGAGTTGATTGAAAAGAACACTGCACTGGAGATAGAGAAGATAAAGCTGGAAGCAAAGCGGTGCGATGTCCGGGGATGTAGCGGGCGGAAGCCACCGAGCGATTATTAATTCGTGGGAAGGAAGGTGTTTCGCAACGGCTCCCTTCCCTTTTTAGCATAAACTTAAAGTTTAAACAAAGGCTTCTGCAAATGTAGTGTATGTTTATATTAAATCAAATGATGTATGAAGTATTTTACGATAAAAGAACTTTGCCGTTCGACAACTGCCGACCGCAAAGGAATTGACAACAGATGTGGCTGTGATATAGAAGCCAATCTGACTGCATTGGTAGATAACGTTCTTGACCCGCTACGCGAATGGTACGGCAAACCTATCGTTGTGAACAGCGGTTACCGTTGCCCGGCATTGAATAAAGCAGTTGGCGGTGCGACAACCAGCCAGCACATGAGCGGACAGGCGGCGGACATTGATACCGGAGACAGACAGCAGAACAAGCTACTGTTCGAGCATATCCGCAAGAACCTTCCTTTCGACCAGTTAATTGATGAGAGTAATTTCGCCTGGGTACATGTGAGCTATCGGGCGGATGGTAGAAACCGGAATCAGGTACTGAAGCTATGAAAAAACTACCCTGGCTATTGGTTGTATTGCTGGCAATCGCTTGTGTGGCGGCTTGGTTCCGTCCGCACGAGCCTTTGCCGGCAGAAATCCGTACCGAGACGAAGATACAGACGGTTGTCAAACTTGACACGGTTCTTATCTCCTCACCAATAGCGGTCTTTTGGCAGATATTGCCGAATGACACAGTACGTATAGGCGATACCCTGCTCTACCGTAAACGGGTTGTGTATGAAGATAGCCTGTATCGTGCGGTGGTGAGCGGATATGTAGACCCGCGGCTGGATAGTATGACTGTGTATCCGAGGACGGTTTATCAGACGGTAACGAATGACATCTACCATCCGGTTCCCACCAAGTCGAAGAAGAAGCGTTGGGGATTTGGGTTGCAGGCTGGGTATGGTTATCCGGGCGGCGTGTACGTAGGTGCAGGAATAAGTTATGATTTATTTCAATGGTAATTTTGTTATTCTGAAAAATACCATTATATTTGCACCATTGTATTAGTATCATAGTATCGCAATATCCTTATAAAAAAGGGGTATTGCGATTTTTTTTATATATATATAAACAATTTTATTCATGAAAAAAAAACAAGATGTGCCTCGAATACTTTATGAGGCAAAAAAAAAGCTTCCTGATGCTGGTATGTATAATAGTGGAGCAATTGAAGTTGTAGAAGTTCCTTTTAATGGTAAAAAGGTGAAGGTTGAATTTAAAAGGACAGAAGCGGGAATCTTCCCCGTAGGCTGGTATGAAGGTAAAATTAGAAAATGAACAAAAAAGGTAGCTTATAGGCTACTTTTTTTGTCTATCTTTTATCTTTGCTTACAAACAAAATAGATATGTCTGAAAATAAAGAATATCAATTTAATGAAGTTTCAGTACAAGCAATTATACGCTGATTTGTAGAAGGGACGGCTGAATAGTCGCCCCCTCTAAAATGTAAATCCCCGTAGTTGCCCAACTACAGAAAGCAATACTATTTCTTTCCGAACACATATTCGATAAGTTTGAAATTGGCTTCATTAATAGGCGTAAAATCTTTCTGTATATAGAGGTCTGTAACTTTCATGGACGAGTCTGTATGGCAAAGCATTTCGTTGACAATATACTTGTTTATACCAGCCTTATTTATTGCTATCGTAGCCATAGAATGCCGGGCTGCATAGAATTGAAGATTGTCTATGCCTATTTTGTATCCAACCTCTTTTAGCCCTATATTGATGGCTCGATTGAGGTCTGCCATAGAAGAAAAACGCTCGTAAAAGTTGAATACGCGTTCTTTGCCTTTGTATTTATTTACGAGTGGCTGTATAATTGGATGTACGCGAACAATCATTTTGGCATTGTCATTTCTTCTGTCTTTGGTCTTGGTACGGTAATAAGTTATGTATTCCCCGTCAAACTCAGTTGCATTATATAGGTCGGCAGAGTTCATTCCCATTAGGCAGAATGATAATATAAAACAATCTTTCGCCAAGTCATGCCTACTGGTATATCCCTTAATCTTTTTGTTATCGTAAGGGAGAGTAAATATAGTTTTTATAGTTTCTTCCGGTAAAGCTCTTTTCTCTGCTACATTCTGTTGTTTTGGCTTATATTTTGAAAGATTCTGCTTAATTCTTATAATGTCATTGTCTTCGTCATTATAATACTCCCTTGCCTCTGTAAATAGACGCAGGATGACGCTGGGGTATAGTGATTGTGCCCGTTTCTTTTCAGACAGGTATTCTTCAAATTCCTTTAGTTTCTGAACTGTTATTTCGTTACAAAGAATAGATTCTCTTCCAAAGAAAGTACAAAATGAGTTTAAAGCTGTTGTGTAATTCTTCATACCCTTTATCTCAGGATGTGAAGCGCACCACTTTTTTGCGAATAAAATAAAATCAATGCCGCTTTTGTCATCCTTGGATGATTTAAGATATTCGGCTATGGTGTCTATGTCTATGGCATTCAATTCTAGATTCAGTTTGTATATTTTCTCCCGATAAATTTTGATTAACTCTTCACATCTATCGATTATTTGCTGATTCTTTATTTTGAAGCCGGAGGTAATATCTTTCTTGGTGACATACATGGTAGTGGAGATATATCTTATCTTTCTCTCATGTGTTAACCTGATAAGAACATTCCATGTCTTATCGGAACGCATTTTTTCTTTTTTGATGATTGCTTTAAATGTTGCCAT